ACCAAGAAAGCTGTCGAGGTTCGGCCCTGTCAATTGGACGCTGACCACAGTCGACTTTGTGGGTGGCCCATTTCAAGACATTGACCCAGACGAGACAATCACAGTCTACGCATCTGCTACCACAGGGACGGTCACTCTGACTGCATCTGCTCCGATGTTTGTCGCAAGCGATGTTGGAAGTCTGTTCCTGCTTGAAGGTAAGGACGGAGGGTCGATCAAACCTTGGGAGTCACAGAAAGACTTTGGAGTTGACGTTAATCCATTTGGTCAGCGTCGTAGGTCAGACGGTAAGATTTACATTTGCACAACTAATGCTGCACCACCAAGCGGTGATGCGTACTATACAGGATCGACTAAACCTACACACACAAGTGGTGCGTTTATTGACGGTTCGGGTCAGATTACAGGTACGTCTTTGGACGGGATTATTGGTGTTGAGTGGACATACGAATCACTTGATTATGGTTCAGTAAAGATTACAGGGTTTACCAGTACATCCGTTGTAACTGCTGTGGTGCAACAGACTTTACCAACAAACGTGGTCTACAGTCCAGCAGGAACAGCTAAGACTGTGACTGCAATTGCTGCGACAAGTGCAGATAATATTAGATTGTCTGTGACTTCTCATGGATACGCTATTGGAAGTACTGTCAATATTGCGCTGACATCGAGCTATAACTGGAATCGACAAGATGATTCTACAAGCTGCGGTGGTACAGGTGGATTGATTGCAACAACGTCAAACGAGATTGTGTCTGGTACATACCAAGCGTATGTTGTGGATGCAAACACGATTGATATGCTTGCGTCTGCATACAGCACGACAATTGCTACAGCGACCATAAACTACACCTATCAGGATGATCTTGGTAGTGGATGCGAGACGATCAGCACGACTGCTGTGGGTACGTTTAATGCGTATGTATCCGGTACGGTGACGCAGATTGCTGTAGGGTCGACTGCTAACCTTACCCCTCGATGGGCGTTCTCTCGTTGGAGTGCAACTCGTGGATGGCCTTCCCAGATTGCGTTCTTTCGTGAGCGTCTGGTGTTTGGTACAAACCAAAACATTGATTTCTCGGTTGCTGCTGACTTTGAGAACTTCTCTGATCGCAACACTAGCGGTGAAGTCTCCGCTGATATGGCTATCTCTATCGAAGTCTCGTCCGATACTGTCAACACGATTGAGTGGTTGTCACCTGCTGAAGGTCTGTTGATTGGTACTGCGGGTGGTGAGTTTGTGTGCGGTGAGGTGACTACGGATGAACCGTTAGGCCCTGGCAACGTCAAGATCACGCAACAGTCCCTGTTTGGTTCTAAGTCTGTCATTCCTGTACAAGTCGGTGAAGCTGTCGTGTTTGTGCAACGCTCCGGTCGCAAGATGCGTGAGCTTATTTATGACTTTGGTAGCAATGGTTTTAAGTCTACTGACTTGACTGTGCTGTCTGAGCACATTTCTTACACAGGTATTACCGACATTGTTTATCAGCAAGAACCTCACAGCGTGATCTGGGCAGTCCGTACCGATGGTCAGCTTATTGGATTTACCTACAACAAAGAGCAAGAAGTCCTTGGTTGGCATCGTCATCCGATTGGTGGTAGCGGTATTGTCGAGTGCATCGAGAGTATTCCTAACCCAAATGGTACGCAAGATGACCTGTGGATGATCGTTCGTCGCACGATTGGTGGTGCAACCAAGCGATATATTGAGTACCTTGAGGTTGATTTTGACGAAGAATCTTCAATTGCTGATGCGTTCTTTGTTGACTCAGGGTTAACTTATGAAGGAACTCCAGTCACAACTGTATCAGGATTAAACCATCTTGAAGGTCAGACAGTATCTGTATTGGTCGATGGTGCAACGCATCCAAACCGAGTGGTGACTGCTGGATCAATTAGCTTGCAGGTTGCAGGATCAAAGATTCACGCAGGACTTGCTGCACCTGCTGTATTGCAGACAATGCGAATCGAAGCTGGTGCTGGTGACGGTACAGCTCAGGGTAAGACCAAGCGCATTACGAAAGCTGTGATCCGATTCCTAGCGACATTGGGTGCTAAAGCGGGTGCAAATGAAAGTACGTTGGACGAGATTCAGTTCCGTAAACCTGCTGATCCGATGAACCAAGCAGTCCCATTGTTTACAGGGGATCAGATGGTGGAGTGGCCTAACGGATACGATTTTGACGGGTATTTGATGATTAAGCAGGATCAACCTTTACCAATGACTGTGGTGGCGATTATGCCGCAAGTCCATACATTCGATAGATAAATGCTGATTATCCCTTTTGAGGCTGAACATTTGGAAACCTTAGCACTTCAACCTTCGCAAGCATCATTCTTTCAGAACTTTGATAAGAGTTATGCTCCTGCGCTGAAGGCGGGTGGGCCATGCTTCTCAGGGATTAAGGACGGAGTGATTTTAGGGTGTGCAGGATTGACCAAACAATGGGATAATCGTGCTATCGCTTGGGCGTTACTCTCTAGCAACATTGGTCAAGATTTTGTAAAGATTCACCGAGCAGCTTTGCGCTACTTTGATGTGACAGAATTTAAGCGTGTTGAAGCATTTGTTGACGCTAATTTTGATGCTGGTCACAGATGGATCAAGATGCTGGGTTTTGAGCGTGAAGGTTATATGCGGTCATTTACTCCAGAGGGTAATGACGCTGTGCTATATGCGAGGATTAGATAATGGCAGCGATTCCACTCGGCGCAATGTTAGCAGCTTCTGCTGCTGTAAGTGCTGTGGGTGCTATCCAACAAGGGATGGCAGCACAAGCACAAGGTAAAGCAGCGCAGGATGCAGCTAACTACAATGCAACTCTAAGACAGCAACAAGCTACCCTTGAACTCCAACAGTCTGGAGCACGAGAAGAACAAGCTCGCAGAGGATCACGACAAGTCTTGGGTCAGCAACGTGCTGCACTTGCACAAGCAGGTGTCGGTCTTGGTGGTTCTGCGCTAGACATCATGGAGCAGTCTGCTGATCGTGCGGAACTCGATGCACTTACCATGCGATACGAGGGTGATCTGCGTTCAAAGGGTTTGCTCGCTGCTGCTGAGGGTGCAAGATACGAAGGTCGTGTCGCTCGTGCTGCGGGTGAGAACGCTATGAAGGGTGCATACCTGTCTGCTGGTGCGTCTTTGTTGAGTGCTGCTGGATCATATAAATACTATAGTGCTGGTATGCCGAGCTCGTCATTAACAACAAATGCACCGACTATTGGCAGCAGTCCAGGCTTGACTGGATACGGCAGACTTGGTTTAAGGACGTAAACACATGGCACGAATTCCTATTTATCAAGAGCGTCAGCAAGTACAGCAGCAATTGACTACTCCTGACTTGCGAGCACCAGATGCAGGTGCGGGTGCAATTGGTCGTGGATTGCAGCAAGTCGGTCAGGGTTTGCAGAACCTTGCTGTTGGACAATTGCGACTTGATACCGAGAACGGTAAAGCACAAGCTGCAAAAATCTTTGGTGAAACACAGAACGAGTTTGTCACTTTATTGCAGAGCGAAAAAGAAAACGCACCTGCTGGAGCTAAAGACTTTACTGGTAACTTTACAACCAAGCTCAAAGACTATCGTGACAAGGTACTTGCTACACAAACCGACCCGTTTGCGAAAAAGTTTCTAGAGTCAAGCATCAATCAATTGGGTATCACGTTATCTCGTGATGCTTTAATGTTTGAAGCAACAGAGGGTCGCAGACAGCGCATTGATGATGTTAAAACAAGCATCGATAACATTGCGACAAGTATTACTAAGCAACCTGACCCTTCGTTGGTTAAGCAGTCATTTGGAACAATTCAAGCACAAATTGATTCCATGCAAGCAACACCGGAAGAAAAGCGCAGACTGACTGAATACAATCAACTACAGCTTGCTCGTGCTTATGTCGGTACGACTGCTATCAACAATCCTCGTGCATTGATTGGCATGGCTGGCAACAGGGTAGATGGCACAAAGCTCTCACCCTCAAACGTGCGTGATTCGACCATTGACTTCATTATGACGGAGTTAGAGGGTAGCGCATATGTAGAGAATGATGCGGGTGCAGGGCCAGCTCGTCATGGAATTGTTGAGCAATACAACCCAGGCTTCAATGCTAAAACTGGCACACGAGATCAAGCTAAACAAATTTATCAAGGCATCTGGGATAGCGTAGACGCAGGTTCATTGCCACCAAAGTTAGCTGCGGTAATGATGGATAGTGCTGTCAACATGGGCGCATCCAAAGCAAAGGAATTGCTTAGACAGTCTGGCGGCAGCATTGAAGTATTTATGCAATTGCGTCAAGACCACTATGATCGACTTGTCAGAGAAGATAAAGAAAAGTACGGACAATACGAGCAAGGCTGGAAAAACAGACAAGATAAATTAAGATCATTTCTTAATACAGCGAGTGACACAGAGGTTGCAACAACAGACCTGACGAAATCTCCGCAGAACAATCCTGCAAGCGAAAACATTATTGATTGGTTGCCACTTAACGAGCAACTGTCGTATGTTAAGCAAGCTCAGACTGTTATCAAGCAAGATCAATCTGCTGAAGTTGCACGATTCAAGCAGTCAATTAACAACTCCAATGCAATGGCGGTTGATGGGATTGTTGATCCAAAACCACTTACTCAGCAAGATTTTTACCGTGTCTTTGATCGTAATGAAGCAGATGTACAGTATGCTAATTATGAAAAGAATCAGGTTTTAGCATCAGATATTGCTAGTTTTAAAAGCACTCCAACCGATCAAATTGCATTGACTGTTGAGCAATACAGACCCAAAGCGGGTGATGATTACCAGATACAAGAGAAGCGATATACCGCTGCTGCACAGGCTGCAACTCGTGTCATTGAGATGCGAAAGAAAGACCCAGTAGCATATGTTGCAAACACAGATTCTGAGGTCGCTAGACTGCAAAACAATCTGATGGAAAGCTATAGCAAGCAGACATCACCAGAGGTTCGTGCTGCATTAACCAATGAGTATGTGACTGCATCGCTTGCAGAGCAAGAACGACTTGGGGTACAAGCACCAAAAGTACTGAGCGATACGCAGATTGATATGCTGACTCGTCGCATTGGTGCAGGAAATGAGTCATCTGCTGACATTGTTGCATCGCTTGAGCAGCAATACGGGCGTGAATATTTCCCGAAAGTGATGAGCGAACTCATGCAGAAAGGTAAATTACCACCTGCAATGATGATTATTCCTGACTTAGATTCACCATATGACCGTGAATTAGTGTCTAGAATTTCAACAATGAAACGTTCTGACATTGAGGTGGGTGTTGCATCAAACGATGTGCGAGACGTTAAGCTCAAGGTTAATGAGAACATTGCACAATTTAGCGTGAGTGCTGGCCCGATGTCGGTGGGAATGTCGCAGCAATTAGGCGCATACCAAGACACAATGGAGCGCATTGCAATTGATCGCTTGCGTACTGGAGTGGACACCAATGCTGGTGCTGCTGTAGAGGCTGCAAACAAGATCCTGCTAGGTAAGTATCAGTTTAAGGATACGCTGCGGATGCCAGCTTCTGTTGACGCTGGTGAAGTCACAGGTGGCTTAAACGTTGCATTGAATCAAAATGTATTGTCTATGCTGTCGTTTGATGACGTACCACCAGACTTGACAAGAGCAAGGAATTCTAACGAAGCATTAGCGGAATGGAAGTCAGACATTAGGTCTCGTCATATGTGGATTGCAAACGGTGATACCACAAAAGCAATGCTGTGGGCTAGAGGCAAAAACGGTGAGTTTTACAAAGTAATGAAGGGTGGCGAGCAATACGGAATCACCTTTGAGGACGCTACGGTTCAAGGTAAGATGCAGGGTGAGCAAGTGCGAGAAATTCTCAAGCGTGGATTCTAAGCGTAATTCTTAATTAAGAGAGAAAGTATGCCTTTTTATTACGACCAAGGTGGAACGGATCGCTACACTTTACAGGATTTTGAACCGTCTTTTGGTACGAAATTAAACGCAACCATCAATGAGGCATGGGCGGAGTCGTATGGCCCTGTGCTTGCGGATTGGGCAAAAAAGAAAGCAGCGACTGGCCCAAAACTCTCCGCTGAGGACGCTACTTCTTTAATTGACGAGTCTGGTTTTAAACTAAACATTAAACCAAAAGACAACGAGTATTCAGAGTCAGAGCTGCAAGTCATCTTGTCTCGTCAGCGTGAGCTAACAATTGCAAAGGATGTGCGTGACCGTACACCTTGGGATTGGGGTTCACCTGTGCGTGGTGTAGCAATGTTTGGTGCGGGTATTGTTGACCCGATTAACCTGGCTACTGCATTTGTACCTTGGACAAAGATGGTTGGTGGTCTCCGAGTATTGGAAGCTGCACGAGTATCTTCGTCTGCTGCAACTAGATTTGGTGGTCGTGCTGGACTTGGAGCAATCGAGGGTGGCATAAGCACCGCTGTGCTTGAACCGTTTTATGCAGGTATGCGTCAAGAACTTGCTGACGATTATGGTGCTGTCGATTCTATTGCAAACATTGCATTTGGCACAGCATTTGGCGGCGGAGTGCTCGGCATTGGCGGCGCAGGTGTTGACGCATTTAAGCGAGCAACAGGTCGTGCTTTACCATCTGATCGCTTTGCAGGTATGTCAGTCAATGAGATTAGTCAGACGCAAGCTCTTGAAGCAGAATTTAAAACAGCTCGATCACAGTTTGAAACCGTAGACGAGTTTACGCAAAGCGATATTGCTACCCAGCTTGAAGCTAAATTGTCGCAATCTCCTGCGTCTGTTCGTCGTGCGCTAGGTCTTGAAGAACCTGAAGCACCACCAGTCGGTGCAGATGGTCGCAGACAAACATCAAGGACTGCTACAGTTATTGATACGGACGATGGAATGTTAGTCCGTAACGATGGTGGAAGTTTAAACACTCGTGTCTCTGATGGAACAATGTCAATTTCGTTTGTCGATGTTGACCCATCTTTGCGTGGTCGTGGGTTTGCTACTGCGCTGTACGAACGTGCAATTAACGAAGGTCTGGATCGTGGTTTAGCGGTACAAAGTAGCAACGTAGTAACAAATAGCGCATTGCGTGTTTACTCATCGCTTGAGCGTTTAGGATTTGCGATTAGTCGAGCTGAAAACCTAGAGCAAGTTGCACCGAGCGAGCAATTTCCCGATGGTGGTGTAGCAACGACAGATGGTAGTCCGGTCATAACGGTTGAGCGTGGCGAAGGCTATGTCAAACCTGCTGATCGTGCAATTGACGTTATTGATAGAATCGACCCTGAGACTCGTGAAGCAGCGTTTCGTGCGGGTATTGCTCAAATGATGGATGGTCGTGATCTAAGCATTGATACGATTATTAACACCGACCCGAACAGCGGTGGTGTAGCAAACGTGACGGACATCGAAGCTGCTGCTAAGTTAAATCAATCACCTGAGTCGATTCGTTCTGCTGACTTTGATGCAAGCGCAAAGGTCGAGCAAGAGAACAGAACAAGTCAAAAGTGGGACGGTCTGTCAGACGCTGAACAAGCTCTTGCTGAAGCTGACACACAGCTAAACAACACGATCAAAGCTGGTGACGATGCTTATAAGTATTCACGCAAAAAAGACGCACCGATTCCAGAGGGTATTGGAGCACTAGGCTTCTACTCCGCACTTGGTCGTGGCGTAGACGCAATGACTACCAAAGCGTCCACACCTGAAGGTTGGAAACAAGCTATTAAAGGTTTGGTCAACAAAGGTTTAGTCAAGCAAGACGAGATTGAGTGGACTGGTGTAAACGAATGGTTAGACCTACAGTCTGGCAAAGTCACCAAAGAGCAGATCAATGAGTTTCTGCAAAACAACGGTGTCAAGATTGACGAAGTTAAGCTAGGTGATGAGGACGTTGTTAGAGCACGTCAAATTGCAGCAACCGATATTGAAGATACTTTGCGTGCAGGTGCAGTTTTTGACGATGACGCAGAATATGCTTTAAGAGCTTGGTTAAATGCTGAACCAAATTCACGCACAGCACAGCAACAAGAAGCATTGCTTGAAGAAAAGCTATCAGAAGCTGGTGACAACCGTACTGTTGCTGAATATTTAGATTCAGGATCAGCGCAAACTGATGCTACTAAATATAACCAATATCAGTTAGCAGGTGGTAAGAACTACCGTGAGTTGTTGCTTACATTGCCGCTTAAAACAACCGCCGCAAAAATTACAAGTACGGGAGTGAATCCAAATAGTGGAAAATCTTTTGTAGCGTTTGAATTGAATGAAGGTCGCTATGTTGTTGAAAAAGAATTAAATGAAACGGATCAAGATGCTATTGATCGTAGAATCAATCAAATGCCTGAACGAGGAAAAATCAAAGGTGTAAATCAATTTAGATCATCACATTGGGATCAATTAAACGTACTGACTCATATTCGCATCAATGATCGCATTGACGCTACTGGTGCAAAAGTTTTGTTTGTCGAGGAACTTCAGTCCGACTGGGCGCAAGAGGGTCGCAAAAAAGGATTTGGTGGCAAATACGAAATCGTTGACGCAAACGGAAATTTTGTAACTAGATTTGATACAGAAGCTAAAGCAAGCGATTACGTTGCTAAAAATTCCACACCTGACGATCAAATGGGTGTCAGAGCTACGCAGGGTTTACCATTAGCTCCGTTTATTGAAGATACAAAATCATGGTTGTCATTGTCGCTTAAACGAGTGATGAACTACGCTGTTGAAAACGGATACGACAAAGTTGCGTTTGTAAATGGTCGACAGTCTGCTGATCGTTATGATCTTAGTAAGCAAGTTGAAAGATTGTCATGGCAACAATCCGAAGGTATTTTGACTGCTGAAACAATTGATGGTGGTGTTCGTGAAGTTGCTCGTGGTATTACCAAAGATCAATTAAGCGATTATGTTGGCAAAGATGTTGCACAAAAACTAACTAAGCAATTACCTTTTTATGTTGACGGATTAACAGTACAGCAATTAAAAGGTGTTGATTTAAAAGTCGGTGGTGAAGGCATGATTGCTTTCTACGACAAGATTGTTCCTAATGTTGCTAGAGATTTGCTTAAAAAGTTTGGTGGTGAAGGTTTAGAAACTGTAAACATTGTCGAACGCAAAGCACTTGGAGCAGACAAAGAAACAGATGAACTGTTTACGCAACTAAGCGGTGAAGCACCACCTACTGAATTTAAAGCAGACTATCAGCAAACAGGATTTAAGATCACAGACAAGATGCGTGAAACCGTGTCTGGTGGCTTACCCTTGTTTGCTCGTGGTGCTTATCTTGGTACAGCTAAGAACCTGACAGACCTAGTGTCATCATCATTTGGCAAAAACACGCAAACTTTGCTTGATGCTGGACAAATCAAGACTGTGGACAAAGTTTCTGATTTGCCTGATGGCCCACACCCGAAAGACGTTAAAGCAATGACAGCACCAGACGGTACTGTTTACATGGTTGCTGAAAACCTATCCGCAGGTGAAGTCAAAGGCGTTATCTTGCACGAGGTAGGCGTTCACGTTGGTCTTGAGCGTATGCTTGGTGCTGAAGGCTTTAGCTCTGTGCTTAAACAGCTCGATGATGCAATCTTGCGTGGCGAGTCATGGGCGCAAGCTGCTCGTGATAATGTGCCAAAAGAGACTTTACCGCAGCATATCCGTGAGGAACAGTTAGCGTACTTGGTGCAAAACTCACCAGAGCTAGGAATAGTTAAGCAAATTATTGCTGCTGTTCGTGCATGGGCAGTCAAGAACTTTGAGTTTGCTCGTGAAATGCTGACGCTGACCGAAGCAGATTTTCGTGCGTTAGCGGTATCGTCATTGCAATATGCTGCACGACAGGAACAGATTCGCAATAATACATTGCAGACTGCATACGCTCGTGGAGAGACACCTGATCCTGCTGTTGCAAAAAACGAAATAGATGTTGCTGACTCTAATCTCAAGCGTGTTCGTTCATACTCAAATGTGCTACGAGCTGCTGCTGACAAGTTAGACGATGACGCATCTGCTGTTGCTGCAATGAGGTCACAGCTACCGGACATATCTGCACAAGAGATTGACGAGCTGCTCATTGGTTTGCGTACTCAGGTCAAGAACCTACGAAGCATGACAAGAGCAGCACGACAAGCTGTAATGTCAGGTGATGAAGCAGACACTATGCAAAGCGATGCAATGCAAGCTGCTGATATGCTGGCTAACAATTTGGAAATGGCTGCTGTCATCGAGAAGCGTAACGCAGCTCTAAACATTGCTGCACGACTTAAAGCATCATCATTTATTAACCAATTTAAAGCAAAGGGTCTAGACTTTGAGGGTTTTGCTGCGCTGCTAGTTGGATCGCAACGAGTCCGTACTGGTGCTCGGATGTCGATTGACGCTGAGTACAAGGGATTCCGAGGCGAGCTGCATGGTGGTTTGATTGCTGACGTTGAGAAGCTCAATCTCATGCGTGAGTTTGTGTCCGGTACGTTTGACCGAGACATCTACAATGCGCTGTGGAAGATGGGTCAGGATACACCCGATATGAGTGGTATCCCACCAGAGGCGATCAAACTTGCTGAAGTTATTAACAAGTACCAGACCAATGCTCGCAACAATCGCAATCGCTTTGGTGCTTGGATTCGTGACTTGCAGGGATACATTACCCGTCAGACGCACGATATGTTTAAGATTCGTGCTGTACCTGAAGATGAGTGGGTCAACTTTGTCAAAGACAGACTTGATCTACCAAAGATGATGCGCTTGGGATTGATCTCTGAAAACGATCCAATTGGTTCTCTGCGTGGTTTGTACGATGACTTCTCGTCAGGTGTTCACATGAAGAACATTCCTGCTGAGGAAGATACAATTGCAATGGGTCGTGGATCTAACCTTGCAAAGCGTGAGTCTGTCAGTCGCTCGCTATACTTTAAAGACGGTTTGTCAGCATACGAGTACAACGACCAGTTTGGAGTTGGCACACTAGCGCAGTCTGTCTTGGTCGGTCTGGATCGTGCAGCGTCATCCACAGCATTGCTCAAGACACTAGGTACAAACCCTGAAGCTACATTGACTCGCATCATGGACGAGTACGAAAACAGTCTGACAGGAGACCGTCGAGCTAAGTTTCGTGAAAGTCGTGGTGCGATTATGAATCTGCTTGCACAAGTTGACGGGTCGGTCAATGTGCCAGGCAGCGTCTCCGCAGCTAAAGTCGGTGCAATCCTACGGGCATGGCAGTCAATGGCTAAACTCGGTGGTGCGCTGATCTCGTCCGTGTCTGACCTTGCTGGTTATGCTGCTGAACTGCGCTACTCACAGGGTAAGAACCTGTTCTCAGGTGTGTTGGACGGGATTACAGCATTGACCAAAGGTCGTGCAACAGGTGAACAAGCTGAAATCTTGCAGTCACTTGGTGTGTTTCACGAGTCGGTAGCAGGATCAATCTCAGCTCGATTTGACAATCCCGATCTGGTCGCAGGTAAGATGGCTGCTGCTATGCAACATTTCTTCCGCTTAAATGGTTTGACATGGTGGACGGAATCGCTGCGAGACGGTGCTGGACTGCAACACGCAAGCTACATGGCATCGCAAAGCACCAAGGCGTTTAACGACATTGATCCTGAGCTAAAGCGTCTGTTGGGTCTGTATAACGTCAATGAGGGTAAGTGGGAAATTATGCGTTTAGCTTTGTCTCAGATTGAGGACGGACGCAAGTACATGAACCCAGAAGCATTGCGTACAGTACCTAGATCAGCGTTAGAAGCGTACATTAGCAGCATTGGTCGTACAGTTAGCGATACCTCCGTACAGAACCTGATAGACGATTTATCGCAGACTATGCGGGTAATGACCATTGACCGAGCACACCTTGCGGTGCTTGAACCCAATGCTCGTGTTCGTGCGTTTATGTTGCGGGGAACGAAGCCTGGCACAGTCTCGGGTGAAATCCTGCGCTATATCGGTCAATTCAAGAGCTTTAGTATCGCAATGGTTCAGATGGTGCTTGGTCGTGAAGTCTATGGTCGAGGATACGATACCGTTGGAGAATACCTCCGCAAGGGTCGTGGAGACATGGTTGGACTAGCGACAATGGTTGGTATGTACGCTGCGCTAGGTTATGCAGCAATGTCGATCAAGGACTTGATTAAGGGTCGTGAACCTAGAGACCCGACTGATCCAAAAACGGTAATTGCAGCTTTTGCTCAAGGTGGTGGTCTCGGTCTGTACGGTGATTTCCTGTTTGGAGAGTACTCCCGCATGGGTCGAACGTTTACTTCATCCCTAGCTGGGCCAGTCATTGGGAATTTAGATACCTTAACTGACTTGTGGACACGAATGCGAAATGGTGATGATTTAGCTGCACAGAGCTTTAAAGCATTGATAGATAACACACCTTTTGCTAACCTTTATTGGCTGCGACCATTGCTAGATTACTCTATATTGTTTAACATTCAAGAATCGCTGAATCCTGGCTTTCTACGACGAATGGAACGCAGAGTCGAGCGTGAGAACAACCAGACTTTTATATTTAAACCTAGTGAGGTCGTTCGATGACAGTTTCGAGCAGCGTTAATAAAGTCATTTATTCTGGTAACAGCGCAACAGTCCTGTTTCCAGTTAATTATTATTTTTTAGAAAATTCACATCTTAAAGTTATCCTGCGATCATCTGCGGGTGTTGAGACTGTGCAAGCATTGACCACCAACTATACGGTGACAGGTGCGGGTAATCCCGCAGGTGGTTCTATCACAATGTTGGTAGCACCTGCGACAGGTACAACTCTTACGATTGTACGCAATGTCCCTGCTACACAAGAGACTGACTACCTAGCTAATGATCCATTCCCTGCTGAGTCGCATGAGCGAGCACTAGATAAGCTGACTATGCTTACGCAGGAAAACGAGGAAATCGGTAGCAGGTCAATTCAGATTCCACAAACTGATCCTGTAACAACCAATATTATTGTTCCTAAAATAAGTGATCGTGCGTCAAGATTGCTTGGCTTTGGCTCAAATGGATCGGTTGCTGTTTCTGGTTCAACCATTCCACAAGTAGATGCAGCGGTTGCTGCAATTACTACTATTGCATCTGCTCCGTCTGGTAACTCTGCGGGTATATCGCATATTGGAGCAGGTACGGGTGCAGTACCCACCACAGTTCAAGCTAAATTGCGTGAAAACATTACACCATTAGATTTTGGCGTGGTGGCAGATGGCATTGTTGATGACACAGCAGCTTGGCAATTGTGGATTAACTATTGCGCGTCAATTAAAGCTGCGTTTGTATGCGAATTACGTTTGACATCGCGCATCACTTCAGGACTGGTGTTCCCGCTAGTTCTTGTGTCAATGGTAAGCGGTGCAAAGGCTTTGCCTATTGATCTGCGAGGCGTTGAGTTCTTGTATGATGGCCCGCGTACCGGAATTGTAATTGATGTTGGCGCAGCTCCAGGCGCAACCCGTCAGTACGCAGAAACAGATATTTGGTTGCCTCGCTTGACTGCGGCTGGCGCAGTTCAGTGGCCAGGCACTCTTGCTGCAACAGATATTGCTGTTCGCATCCGTCAAGCATGGCGTTGTCGCATTCACGAAAACTTTATTTACGGGTTCACGAACGGCATCGTTTACTCTGGCTGCGCGTACAACACAATTATTGCAAAGCACATCAACGACAATAAGTTTGGTGTTGTGTACACGACAGAAGGAGCGACCCACGACTTTAGCTTTACTAACGAAAACATCCGCATCGGCGGCAGGATCGGCAACACATCTGCATCTATTTCGTTAGGCGATTCCTTCAGGATTGTATTTACTTGGGACAAGGTAAGCAGCTACCGTGGCGGCAACGCAAACCGCTTTATTGCACCTTGCTTAGAGGGCAACTCGGCAGGAACATATCAGATGCCGATTTGGTTTGACGGTGCTGGCAATGGCGCTTTTTTTGAGCATACACGCATCGAGGGATGCAAAGGCCCTGTTGCACTCTTTGATGGTGGTGGTGGTGCAGTAGCGAATAACACAACCATTCACTTAGACTACATGGCTTATACGGGGCAAGAAGTTTCAATTCAACAAGTCAATGGAGCGTCTGGAAACATCTTGACTGGTGTTGGGTGCAACACATCTTCGTGGAATAGCGGTGATCTTGCAAAGTTGGTGACAAGCGCAGGTGCTGCTGGTACAGCTTGGTTGCGAAACAAAGAGTTATTTTTTGTCAACGCTTCAACACCGACAACCGCTAACTTTAGTCGTATTGAGACAACATTTACATCTGCAATTCGCGCAAACCGTCAGGGTATTCAACTTGCTTCTGGCGGCGCTTTCCGCGTTTGCACAGCGATTGACACAACAAGAATTAAAAACTTTGAATGCTCTTTTGAAAGCATAGACGGGTTTATTGGCCGACCATGCTTTATCGCTCTTGATGCTCAAGGCAATATTCTTAGCGGGTTAGCAACAGAAACTTTTGCTAATCCATTGACGGGTGTTACTTACGCTAACGAGCAATATGTGAAAGGCAATCTATATACTTTGGATTCCGGTCAATTTTTGAGTTCCGGTGTTGTGGCTACACCTCCAACGGATTTAGCAGCGACTCGCGCAATGCGTATTACTGTGCGACCAGAAGTTGCCACGCTAATTTTTGGGGTAGTGGGAGCGACAACCGCAGCAGTCTTAAAAAGTCTTTCAGTTATTGCATACGCCAGCTACAACAAAATTGGAGAGGCTTATCCCCTCGGGTCTGGCAAAGCAGCTTTGCGCGTGTTTTCGTTAGTAGATGATGATGGCGAAGAACGCATTGCTACAGCAAAGCCAGACACAGCGGGTACGTTAGGTTATTACTCACGTGGCGTTGTGGTCTACAACCGCAGCGCAGCATCGGGTCAGCCAATTGGATGGCAATGCAATGCGTCTGGTTGGCTATGTCCTGCATGGGTTGGGTCTACCACCTATGCAGTAACGGGAATTCTGGTTACAAACGACAGCGGAAAGGTTTACGAACTTACCACCCCTGGCACATCCGCATCGTCTGGTGGGCCAACAGGTACGACAGCTACATGGGACGGAATTACCGATGACACAGCCAAATGGAGATACATTGGGACGTTAGCAACATTTACAGCAATGCCAAACAATCCCTAAATCTAGGAAGGAACTGAAATGGCTAATAGATTTTGGGTAGGCGGCAATGGAACATGGGATCTTTTAAGCACATCCAACTGGGCTGCGACTACTGGCGGCGCATCAGGTGCTTCAGCTCCAATAGCTGTTGACAACGTATTTTTTGACGTAAATTCTGGGAGTGGAACTTGTACAACAGCAATCGGCGCTGTTTGTGCCTCAATAACTTCCACAAGCACAACAATAACTTTAAAGCTAGGTGCTAATTTAACAACAACAGCTCCCTGCACATTTACAAGCGGCGCTATAAATTTAGATAACAATACATTAACTTGTACTACATTTATATCTAGTAATTCTAATGTTCGATCTATTGATTTTGGTTCTAGTGGTCAAATACAAATTACTGGTAATGCTACTACTGTTCTATCAATGGGCGTTGCTACAAACTTTACTTACGCAGGAACGTCTAATTTTAATTTAACTTACGCTGGTTCTACAGGAACAAGAAATATTCGTTTTGGTGGTACTGAAATTAACGCCCCAAGCATAGCTATTTCTGCTGGTTCTGATGCAGTAAATATATCTACAGCTAGAACTAAAAACTTAATTTTTTCAGGTTTTACTGGGTCTGCGGATTTTGGAAGTACGGTAATAATATACGGCAATTTAATTATATCTAGCGGCATGACTTTAGCTTCTGGCGTAAACGCAACTACATTTGCAGCCACTTCAGGAACACAACAGATTACAACTAACGGTAAAACAATTGATTTTCCAATTATTTTTAACGGCATTGGCGGTACATTTGCATTTCAGGATGCTTTGACCCAAGGTTCTACACGAGCTTTTACCATTACTAATGGCACAGTTCAGTTAAAAAACGGCGTCACATCTACTGTCGGTGTTTTTGCTACATCAGGTACAAATCAAAAGTTTTTGCAGTCTACGCTTGCTGGTTCACAGGCTACGATCAGCCAAGCATCTGGCACAGTAAACGCATCATATTTGACTATTAAAGATATAAACGCTACGGGCGGAGCTACTTGGAACGCTTTAAAAAACTTGGACGCTAAAAGTCTTGGCAATAATTCGGGTTGGAAATTTTTACCCGTTAATTTAAATTTAGTGTTTAATTCTGTTTTAAATAAAATATTGCGACCTGCTTTTGGGTATCGTTAAAATTTAATAATGTTTAAATTTTGGAGTAAATTATGTCACGAATTGTAGAGCGAAGCATTACTGCACAAAACCAGTTTACGGATTCAATTCGTTTAACTGGTTTATTTGATTTATCCATCTCAGGCACATTTGCTGGTACTGTCACAGTACAACGATCCTACGATAACAGCTCATGGAAAGATGTCGATACATTCACAGCACCAGTCGAGATGACAGGTACGCAGGGTGAGATTGCTTGGTATCGTGCAGGTATCAAGACGGGAGCATACACTAGCGGTACAGCGGTGGTCTCCATCGCAGGTAATGATATTGATTACACTCCAACTCGATAATTGATTTATTGCGAGACGCAAAATGCAAGAAGTTACCCATAAAGAAATCTACGACCGACTCGTACAGGTTGAGCAAAAGGTTGACCATCTAGACGAAAAGACAGGTCAAGTGGTCAAGGCTTTTGCTGCTGCACAAAGTGCATTTTTAGTGCTAGATTTTATCGGTAAACTTGCTAGACCGTTATTGTGGTTGATTGGTGTAAGTGCTGCTATTGTCGTGCTATGGGAAGAGTTTTGGAAGCGCCAGTAGACCGTTGGAGGAATCGCCGCAAAATGGCGTGGCTCTCAATGTTTGCAGGACTGTTATTCCCTTTGTTGATTTTAGGCACAGACGATCCCAATTTAGGTACGATTGCTGTGCCTTTTTATATGTTTGTCTCTGCTGTTGTTGGTGCTTACATTGGGTTTGCAACTTGGGATGACAAGAATGTTAGATTTAAAAACGATACTGATAGCAGCAGCGAGTGCTTTAATTATCGGAGTCAGCACCGGATGGGTAGCAAACGGATGGCGGCTCAACGGTCAGATAGACCGCCTGAGAGCAGACCATAGTCAAGCACTAGCACAAGCAGGACAGAACGCAATGCTGGAGTCAGCAAGACTTCAGAAATTGAAAGACGAGGCACTTAATGAAGCGAACCGTATTTCACAAGATAATGCAAAAGCTGCTACCGCTGCTCGTGGTGAGCTTGACAGGTTGCGCCGCCAGCTTGCCAGCTCCAATGATTTGTCCACCGCTACCTGTCCCTCCGCCCGTAACTACGCTGCAACCCTCGCAACCGTATTCGGAGAGTGTTCGACAAGAATTATCGAACTGGCAGAAAAAGCTGATGGACACGCCCTTGATTCAAGAACGCTAAACGGAGCATTTCCCAAATGAGCTATTCACTTTCACAGCGCAGCATTAGCAATTTAAGACGAGTGCATCCTGATCTGGTCGCTGTGGTCGAGCTTGCTATTCAGATTACGGAGCAGGACTTTATCGTGATTGAAGGTGTGCGTACACAGGAAAGACAAGACGAGCTGTGGGCGCAGGGTCGGACTAAGCCAGGGCCTGTAGTCACTTGGACTAAAGACGCATCAACTCACGCTATCGGAAAAGATGGATATGGTCGTGCTGTGGACATTTGTCCATTTCCAGTCGATTGGAATGACATTAGCAAGTTCGATGCAATCTACGTTGCAATGATGTCAGCAGCAGAAGAGCTTGGAGTACGTTTGAGATATGGTGGTGACTGGGACATGGATGGTAATCTCCGAGAACGTGGAGAATCCGATTCCCCTCACTTTGAGTTAGCCTAGATGCGTCATGTACAGCGTTCGCCAAGTCGATGGTTCGCTAGAAAATCAAGCGGCACTACTGCATTGGTTACAGTTAGAGACACTTTCCGGTGACACACCACTTACTACAATTGTAGGCTGGTGGTGGATTCTTTACCAAGATGATAGACCAATAGGATTTTGTAGTTTACGCAGATCAGCGCAATGGGGTGATACTGGTTATCTTTGTCGAGCAGGAATACTTCCCAAATACAGAGGCAAAGGGTTACAGAAACGGCTCATCAGAGTTCGTGAACGCCATGCCAAGCGTTTAAAAATGAATTGGCTTATTACCGACACTTACAACAATCCAGCAAGTGCTAATTCAATTATTGCTTGTGGCTTTAAGATGTTCACGCCATCAAAACCTTGGGGCGCAGATGAGACTTGTTACTGGCGAAAACGATTATGAGATTGGATACAAAGCTAAAAGAGTTTGGCAACAAACTGCAAGCGGAAAGACTTGATGCTGTCAATTTGCATGGAACGTATAAAGATGCTGCTACAGCACTAGGAGTCACCTCAACAGCAATCAGGCAAAGTATTGCAATCATGGAGCGTAATGCAGCTCGACAAGGTTACGCTCCTGAGCACGACATGAGTCGTACTGTGCCTGACGGTTTTCAAGTCAAGGGTGTATCCACTTATTACAAAGCTGACGGTAAACCTATTGGTCAATGGGTGAAGTCCTCGGCAGACGATGTGCGCCGCAAGGAGTTGATGGAGGAAGCATTTGTAGCAATGGCTGACGAATTGCCCAGGCTTGAAAGCATGAATTACCAAGGCGTTCCAATGTCGACGCTTTGCAATTTATACGTGATGACGGATTGCCATGTGGGTATGCTTGCCTGGCATCGTGAAGGTGGTGCAGATTGGGATTTAAAGATAGCAGAACGTGTGCTGACTGGATGCTTTGAACAGATGGTGATGTCCTCACCGCAAGCTGGTACAGGTATTGTGGCGCAGCTTGGTGACTGGCTGCACTCGGATGGCCTCTTACCTGTTACTCCAACTAGCCACCACATACTCGATCAGGACGGTCGCTTCAGCAAAATTGTGCAAGTCAGCATACGTATATTGCGTAGACTTGTAGACTTTGCTTTGGTGCGGCATGAAAAAGTGATTATCCTGATGGCAGAGGGCAATCATGATATGGCCTCATCCGTCTGGTTGCGAATAATGTTTAAAGCACTTTATGAAAAAGAACCGAGAGTGCAAGTAATTGATTCGGAGCTACCGTTTTATGTGTATCAACATGGCAAAACCATGATCTCATTTCATCATGGACACATAAAGAAAAACGATTCGCTACCTATTTTGTTTGCTTCTCAGTATCCCAAAGTTTGGGGGGAGACAACTAAGCGGTATGCACATACTGGACACAGACACCACGTTGAGGAAAAAGAACATTCTGGAATGACTGTTATACAGCACCCAACACTTGCTGCTAGAGATGCTTACGCTGCTCGTGGCGGGTGGATGGCAGAGCGTCAAGTGTCTGCAATTACCTATCACGAGCAGTTTGGGCAAGTGTCCAAGATTACTGTCATTCCTGAGATGCTTGAGTAGTTCCGTATTCGACCTCGATTAGCTTGTCGATGTAGTGCTTTGCTTTCTCAAGGTCTTTGACACCATGCTTTTCTTTGTGGCGAGTCACATATTTAATTATGTTTCCCTCTAAATACCCTAAGCGATTAAGCGTAATGTAATCCCAAGGTTGGATCTCTAGCTGGTAGTGCTCGCCATCAATTTGCTTATCGTTTGCGCTCATGACTGCAATGGTCTCCAGTTCGTCAGTCGTTTCCAAGTCTTTTGTACGTCCGTCGAAGCAGCAGGAACGTAAATAAAGTCAGGACTCAAGATTCTTGCTTTGACTTTTTTGATAGGGTTTAACGAGTCTGTAGAGTTTATAGCGTCCGTCTGTGCTCCACATTGATTGAATGTTCCATCCTGCATTTTTAAGTTCTCCCACTCTGGTTGATAATTTCATTGTTTTTGCTTGTCTTAGTGCGTCTAAACCGGAAACCCATCCGGTCTTGAGACATTCAATAATGCGTTCCTGTTGTTTCATCATGCACCTATTAGGTATTTGAGAAGCGGTAAGAATCCAAAAACTGCAAACAAAATGATTGCACCGAGCACATAGCCCTCAACGGGCATTTTTTCGTATTTCATAACCACCCCTCGATTGCAGTCTCAATTTCGTTCATGATCTCAGCGAACGCAGGGTTATTACGATTTTTAACAATGTGACGCATGATAGTAGTGATTTCGTCACCCTCGCAAATGCGCTGTATCCAGTCGTGGTGACTATGACCATCGTGCGTGGATGCACCGTCACGAATTGCAAAGATAACGTCGTAGAGGTCAACTTTCTCTGCACCGAGGTGCTCACGGTAATCTTCGTCACCGTGGATGTGATCGTTGCGACCTGACTCTGGGGAAATATGTATCATGTTATGCACCTGTATTTGTTGTATGGCGTGATTGCCATGTCTGAATATTAAGCTAACTGAACAGCACAAACAAGCGATATTTATAGGGACAAACCCTAAGTGTCGTAAAAAAGTGAAAGGTGGGCCTACTCTGCGGTCAAGGAGTCATGAGGGACACCGCATTTCAGCTCACGACTACAGGTTATTCTTAATTTGATAAAACTTCAATAGGCATTGGAAACATTCATACGCACGATTTAAGTCATCATGGTCGTGCTCAATGATCTGTACATCACCTCGCTCGTTAAGGAACACGTTAGCAGCTCGTGCTTTAGGAATCCCCAGAAGCACCCTGTACGCTGCGAGCTGCATGAGGTGCTCGTGGTAGACAGCAACCTTGTCGAGCGATCCTTCCTTGGTCTTAAAATCGACCACAATCCCATCACCCTCGTCGCACCACAGGTCAACCTTTCCACCGAATCCGTAGTCAGAGCGACTGGTCTCTGCGATCCATTGACGATCACCAAAGTGCTCACGCATTGATTGATCGGTTTCGATGACGTAAATAGGCCACACAGAAGGCTCTGTGCTGCGATAAAAGCATTCAAGCACCGAGTGCATACGAGTACCTCGATCAGCAGCGTCACGACCCGTAGACTTAGCGTCAGACATTACTCTGACTAACCAGTCCTGCTCGCTTTCGTCTTCCAGTCTGGGGAGCGTCAGAGCTGCAAGCAAAACCTGTTGCTGCAACCAAGTGTTTAGGCCTGGCTTTGCCATCACGTTCATAACAGTCGTGACTGACGGTACAAGGTTTAGCTCACGAGCGTCTTTGACTGTGGTGTTGCGTTCTTTACCGTTCTTACCGATGATGGTGTACGCAGGGTTTCCGTCTCTGTCGTACCAATGGCCTGACTCTGAATTTGTAGGTGTTGTAATCATTTTAAGTGCTCCTCCAAAAGGCTTTCTATAATTTCTGTTGCTGTCTTTTCTTTGGTTGCTGCAACTATTTTTAGTTTGGTATGTAAGTCAACAGGAAGGTTGATTGTGAGTCGTTTGTAGCCTTCTGGTGCGTTAAATATGCGTTTAGGTATATCGAGGTCAATTATCATTTCCGGTGCTCCATCATTGTGTCTGCAATCTTGTATGCTGTTTTAGCTGCCCAGTCCATACCTTCTTGTTTATCTAGCGTTCTCGAAAGATCATCATTTAACAAGGAGGTGAGTGCCATCGCAGCAAAGTAATCCCTTAAGCTCATACCCTGCGACATCGAATCATCATTTATCCAAGTTGGGAATGCAGGTATTAAATTGTTGATGTTCATTTATTTACCTTTAGACAGTAATTTAAGCAGTTCAATCGCTTCAGCAATCCAGAGAGCTTGTTGTGCATCCACAATGTCACCCTCTTGGATTTGCTGCAACCTCCAAGCAGAAAGAATCGCTTGCTCGTATTGGTTCATCAGAAAGGAACATCGTCCTCTAGGTCAACGACATTACCTTCTTTGATCTGGCGATATGCGTCAGGCTTTGCTGCTTGCTCAGTTTGCTCAGACTTACCACCAAGCATTTGCATCTGGTCAGCGACAACCTCGGTGGTGTACTGGTCAACACCATCTTTGTTTTGCCACTTGCGGGTGGTCATGCGTCCTGCAACGTAGACCTGTGAACCCTTTTTAAGATAGTCACCACAGATACCAGCGAGCTTACCGAACGCTGTAATACGCACCCACTCGGTAGATTCCTTTTCCTTGGACTTCCATCCGCAAGCGATTGAGAAGTTTGCAATTGCATCACCAGACGCAGCGTAGCGAATCTCAGGGTCTTTACCCAAGCGTCCAATAAACTCACAGCGGTTGAGGTCGTTTGCCAATTTAATTTACTCCCATTGATGTCATTTTGACTTTGATACCGTCGTACATAAACTTAAGTGTTTCTTTCTGCTCACCTTCCGCAGACTTGTACCATTTTGCAAAACACTCCTTGAGCGCAGCAATCGACGTTTGAGCTGACATTTCGTCTACAGCACTATCCATATCAATTGTGACTTTAACGGTCTGCAAGGGTGCAGGACGGGTCTTGACTGCTAATTGTCCGTCATCATCTTCTGATGCGATACCAAGAGCTGCTTGCAAACTGTAGCGTTTACCGTAACTGATTGCTGAACCAAAACCCTGTGCATCCTGTTTGGTCGCAGGGATAAACAAGATACCGCACGACAACTCCTCACCAGATTCGTGGATCAAGACTGTCTCGACTGAGATACCACCATCAGCAGTATGCAGCTTTTGCACAAATGCTAAACCGTTGGAGGACAGAGCTGGTCGCACAGCATCGATCACGGATGCCAGGCTACTGTATGCAGATTTAAAATGGGGGTTTTTAGCGTCTTTGCTTGCGTGGTTCATTGCAGCTTGAGCTTTGACTAATGCTTTGAAGATTGCTTCCATATATCACCTATATTAAGTTGTCCTGACTTGTGTCAGTCCTGATAGGTTAAGCTATCTGAATTGGGATGTCAAGTGTTGTGTTCAGTTAGCTTATCAATTATCATGTCAGCTATGACAAATTCTGAAATTATCAATGTATTGGGTGGGACTGCAAAGGTTGCAAAACTTTGTGGCGTGTCAGCTCCAGCAGCTTCAATGTGGCGCACCAATGGTATTCCAAAAGATAAGTTGATCTTTATTGCAGCCTCCCTTGAGAAAGCGACTGGTGGTGAAATTACTCGCAAGCAGCTATTTCCAGATACATGGCAAGACATTTGGACAGAGTTGCAATAATTCTGATAGAGTAGAGTTGTGGGGTCTGGTGTTAGCGACCAGATAGTATTGACGGTATAGCAGACCTAAGTTCCTTGGCAGGCACTTGCACTCTTTGCCGTCCTAAACTTGTGTTTAGTTTTCTAATGGATAATCTTGCTTTATAGAGACCCACTTTACTTTTTGGCAAGATAGTTTTATAGTTGGTACATCCCTTGGTCGGGGTGATAAACGCAACAAGGCTTCACATGAATACTCAGTAGGTGGTTGCACCTACCCGACCAGACTCCCTTAAAAAAGGAGTTGAGTATTCAGGTGAAGCCTTTTTTTTAAAGGTTTGTTATGCACTATTATCAATTCAACATCGGTGACTACAACAAGCACACGATGCACTTGTCCCCAATAGAGGACATTACATATCGCAGACTTTTGGATATGTATTACGACACCGAAGCTCCAATACCCATCGATATCCCATGGGTTAGCCGTAGGTTACGGATAGAGTCCGGCATCGTTAAATCAATACTTAATGAGTTTTTTGAGTACACCGAAAACGGGTACATAAACAGTCGTGCAGATGCCGAAATAGCTAGTTACCATGGTTTTTTAGAGAAGCAAAAACTCAATGGAATCAAGGGTGGTAGACCTAAAAAAACCCATGGGATACCCAAGCCTAACCCAAGCCTAACCCAAAATAACCCTAAACAAGAAACACTAAACACTAACCATAAACCAATAAAAGAGTTAGCAGACAAGTCTGCACAAGCCACCAGACTTAGTGAAGATTGGCAATTACCTGAAGATTGGGCAGTATGGGCAAAACAAGAAAGACCGGATTTAAATCCCGATAAGGTTGCAGACAGCTTTAAGGATTATTGGATTGCTCAACCATCATCAAAAGGCAAAAAGACAAACTGGTTGGCAACTTGGCGTAATTGGGTGCGTACTCAAAAAGCTGCGGTAACCGAAAAGGTTTATGAA